GGGCAAAGACGCCCCCGGCGGTGCAACATTTGATGGCGCATCTAAGGTAGTTCACCCTGTTATGGCGGAGTCATGCGTTGACTTTGCGGCATCAAGCTCAAAAGAATTGTTGCCACCAGAGGGCATTGTTAAGTCTGAGATCAAAGGCGAAGCTGACAACAACCGTTTAAAGGTTGCTGACGACAAAGCCGAGTTCATGAACTGGCAGTTAACTGAGCAAGTTCCTGAATACCGTGACGAGATGGAGCAATTGCTCACTCAGTTACCCCTTGGAGGTTCACAATACCTCAAGTGGCGCTTTGACGGCGAACAAAAACGTCCGATTTGTGAGTGGATCCCGATTGATAACGTCTTACTCCCATACGCAACAACCAATTTCTACACCTCACAGCGTGCAACCGAAGTGCAAGATATCACTGAGGATATCTACTTGCAACGTATTGAGCAAGGTATTTACCGTGATTTAGACAATGTCTCACTGGTATCTGATATCGGCGAAGATGAAATGACCCGTTCGCAAAAAGCGAACAACAAAATTGAAGGTAAATCCCAGCCTTCCACCAATATTGACGGCGTACGTCGCATTTATGAAATTACTTGCTACGAACGTTTAGACGATGACAATGAAACTGAGGGCAAACGTGCTCCTTATATCTTAACAATTGATGAGTCAAGCGGAAAAGTCTTGGCTCTGTATCGTAACTGGGCCGCTGGCGATGAGAAACTTACAAAATTGGATTGGTACGTTGAATTCAAGTTCATCCCTTGGCGTGGAGCTTACGCTATTGGATTACCTCATCTCATTGGCGGTCTTTCTGCTGCTCTTACCGGTGCTCTTCGTGCTCTGCTTGACGCTGCTCATATCAACAACAGCCAGACAATGCTTAAACTCAAGGGTGGACGCATTGGTGGGCAGTCTGACCGAATTGAACCCACCCAAGTAATTGAGATTGAAGGCGCCCCCGGCGTTGATGATGTCCGTAAATTGGCAATGCCGTTGCCATTTAACCAACCATCTAGCGTTTTATTTAATTTACTAGGTTGGTTAACTGCAGCTGCTAAAGGTGTTGTTACAACTTCTGAAGAAAAAATTGGTGACGTTAACGCTAACGCCCCAGTTGGTACAACACAAGCATTGATTGAACAAGGTGCTAAGGTATTCTCCAGCATCCATGCACGTTTACACCGCTCACAAGCCAAATCTTTGGCAATTCTTTCCCGTATCAATCACTGGTACTTGGAAGAAATGGACAACGAGTCTGGCACTGAAGTAGAAGTTCGCTACTTTGCTGACAATAATGACGTTCGTCCTGTTTCAGACCCTAATATTTTCTCTGAAACACAACGTTTAGCACAAGCCCAAGCTGTTTTACAGATGGCGCACCAAGCGCCTCCCGGCATGTTTGACATGCACGCCGTTTATAATCGTATTTTAAAACAGTTAAAGATTCCAGCAATTAATGAAGTACTTCCTAACCCAGATGGGATCAAAGAATCTAATCCTGTGCTGGAAAATGTCTCGATGTCTATGGGACGGCCAGCTGCAGCTTATCCTGATCAGGATCATTTAAGCCATATTAAGGTCCATTTAGCTTATGCTCAGGATCCAAACTACGGCGGCAGCCCGATGATTGGCCCAGCATTTGCTCCACACGCCTTAGAACACATTAAACAGCACTTAACGTTGCACTATTTGCAATCTATGCGTGCTACTGTGGCCCAAGCCGCTGGTGGCGAGGACGCATTTAAGTTGCATGAAGAAAAACCACTCGATTTGGAAGCACAACAAGCATTATCTTACGCTTCTCAGTTGGTATCTCAAGAATCTGCACAAACTTTTGCCAATATCATGCCTGCAATTCAGCAATTGGTACAAAAAGTTCAGCAAATGCAGCAAGCTCAGCAACAAAACGCCCTTAATGCTGATCCAACAGCTCAAGTATTGCTCAAAACTCAGATGGCTGAGACTCAGCGTAAAGCGCAAGAGTTCCAGACCAAAATTCAGCAAGAATTGGGCAAAGCTCAACAAGATTACCAAATCAAAGTTGCAGAATTGCAGCAAAAAGTTCAAGAACTTCAAGCTAAATACACAACTCAGACTAACATTGATAACCAACGCAACGCTACAGACATTGCAATGGCTAACATCAACAATGCCGCAAGAGAACGTGTGGCACAAATCAACGCAGGGGCCCAAATGGATCAATTCCAGTCCCAAGTTGAGCATGACCAGAATATGTCCGCCATTGAGGCTATTAATGCCGCCAATCAAGACATCCGCCAGCATGGTCTGGCAATTGAGCAGCAAGCATTCGACCAACAAGCGCAAAGAGTTGCACAGGCAGCTCAGGCGCAACAACAGGCCGGGCAAGCTCAGCAGCAGCACGAGCAGGAAATGATGCAAGCAGCACAGGGCCACCAGCAAGACATGGTTCAAGCTGACCAAGAGCATCAACAAGCATTAGAACAACAAGAAGCAGCACCACAACCCGAACAAGGAACACCAAATGAGTGATGAATTAGGCTTTCGCAAGTCGTACAAAATGACCGGCACTCCCGGCTATGCTGGCGGCCCAGATCAAAAAGTAGAAAAAGGCGCATCAGGTAGCAAGCGTGCTAACAACGCTGTATTAAACGGTAATAAACTTAAATCGTCCAAAGTTGGACCAGATAAGAACCTAAACGAACTAAGCAGCGGCAACTTTTATTAAAATTCAGGGCGGATTTTCCGCAGATCCTGTATACATGGTTATATGAAGGATTTAATTTCTGAATTAATTGAGCGCTTGAAAAGCGCTGACAAAGAATTAACCGAGGCAATTTCGTCTGGGGTTAATATCCACAGTTTTGATGCTTATCAAAGACTTGTGGGCAAACGTGAGGGAGTACTTACTTCTCTCAATATTATAAACCAAATCCTTTCTGAGGATAATGAAGATCTGAGATAGATCTAGGAGCAATGTAAATTGTTTGATGTAATGGCAAAGGACGAGCCAGATTTACGTTCGGAGCAGGAATGCTTTCCAGACATAGATCCCGGCGTCGATGTTGTTGGTGACCGAGTATTGGTGCAGTTACGCCGAGAAAAGACAACCAGCAAGGGTGGAATCATCTTAGTTGATGAAACCAAACAAACGTTAAGATTTAACGAGACTGTAGCTAAGGTACGATCAATCGGCCCTTTAGCATACAAAAACACCGATAACTTGGAACCATGGATTGAAGGTCCTTGGTGTAATGTGGGTGATTTAGTTCGCACAATCAAGTACGGCGGTGACCGTTTCGTAGTGCAGCCAGATGATGATGGAGCACCTGTAGTGTTTATTACACTGCAAGCTCGTGAAGTTATCTCTAAGATTCGTTCATTCGAATATGCACAAAAAATGAAAGCGTTTGTAGATTAATTCACTTTTGAAAGAAAAGTATGGCAGAAAATGAAAAAGACGTTCCCATTAGGGAACAAGAGGACGGCAGCGTTCTTGCTAAAGTAGAATTGCCTGAGGAAATTGAAGTAGAGGGCGAGGAAACAGAAGGCAAAAAGAAAAAGAAAGAAAAAGAAGAAGCATCTTCTGAAGATCACGATGATGAAGAGTCTGATGATCATGAAGATGATGGTTTTACCGACGAGACTGACGAAGAGCGTGAAAAGATTCGTGAGGCACGTCGTGAAGAGCGCAAATTAAAGAAAGAACTCAAGAAGCAACGAGATATTTCTGCGCAAAACAAAATCAAGGCCCTTCAGCGTAACAACGAAGAATTGGCTCGTAGGTTGGCTCAGGTAGAAAATACCGCTGCAACTTTCCAATTCGCACAAGTTGATAAGGCCTTGGAAGATGAAGCGACTCGAGTAGAGTACGCTAAAATGAAGTTGTTGCAAGCATCACAGAATCAGGATGCCGCCTCTCAAGTAGAATACTTAGAGCAGCTACAAGAAGCGAAAACCCGCTTGGCACAGATTCAGGCTTATAAAAAGCAACAATTAGAAGAAGCAAAACGACCAAAGCAAAACGTTCCTACACCAGTATCTAACGATGTACAACGTAATGCTACAAAATGGTTAAAGGATAACAAGTGGTTTGATCCACAGGCAAGAGATACAGATAGTAAGATTGCCAAAGTGATCGACCAAGAGTTAGCCGCTGAAGATTGGGATCCAGCTGACCCAGAATATTGGGATGAGTTGAATAGCCGATTGAAAGCACGTTTACCCCATCGGTATGCGCAAAAAGGTGAGAAGCAACAACGCAGAGGAGGCCCAACAGCCTCTAGCCGGACAGCAAACCCCGGCGTTAAATCTGCAGGCACTATCACCCTGAGCAAAGCACGAGTGGATGCAATTAAAGATGCTGGAGCATGGGACGACCCAGCTAAGCGAGCAAAAATGATTAAAGCATACGCTCAATTTGACAGACAAAACCGCATACAAGATTAAGGATAAACAAAATGGCTACAAATTCAAGAA